CGGGGCCCGTGGTGAGCACGGAGAGCCCTGAGAGCGTCTTGCGGACGTAGGCGGTGTCTGACAGTTCGACGGCGCCGGCGGTGAACATGTCCGCGACGGTGGTGACCGACGCGGTCGGCGCCGAGCCGGTGCTGCGCAGGAGCAGGACGCGCAGGTCGAGCGTCGTCCAGTTGTCGGGGTTCACGATGTCGAGGGCGTGGTTGAAGAGGGCCATGATCGGGGCTCAGAAGGTGTTGAGGAACGTGACTTGCGCGCGCACGACGCCGACGGCGCCGAGGCGGCGATCGATGGCGAGCCCGCGAGGGCGTCCGGTGATGGAGTACGACGAGCCGTGCACCGACGCCGAGAGGGTCAGGTCGGTGGTCGACGGGGCCCATGCGGAGCGGAGCCCGCTGATCGCGGTGGCGACCGTGGCACCCTTCACCATGATGAGGTCGGCGACGATGGGGGCGGCGGCGTAGTAGTCGCGGGAGGCGACGACGCCGTTGGCGAAGTGCAGGTCGGTGTCGGCGCCCTTGACCTCGATGTCGTCGAGGCCGGTGATCCGCTGGATGAACCAGTAGGACGAGCCGGTGCCCATCACGTAGGTGCGCAGGGTCGCGGAGCAGCTCATCCGAGGTCCGCCAGTGCCCAGCCGATGCGCCGACTGACGATCGTTGCGGCGCCTGCCACGTCGGTGCCGCGGGCGTCGACGGGGGCGTGCACGGTGACGCGTGGCCCGGCCATGCCGGACATGGCCTGTGCGAGCTTGGCGTAGTCGATGCCGGCACCTCCGCCGTCGAGGCCCTTGGGGACGCTGGGCAGGATCCAGCCCGAGGACTTGGGCACGAACAGTTCGGGCCGGCGCTCGCCGACGACGTAGGGGCGTCCGGCGCGGACGGGGCCGCCGTTGGCGCGCTCGCCGTCGGGGGTGAAGTCGAAGCCGGGCAGGAACTTCTCGAGGATCCCGGCGGCCGCCCCCGACAGGCTGGCCTTGATGGTGACGAACCGGTCGCGCTCCAGTGCGGTGAGCGCGCCCTCTGCCTCGGCGAGTTTGCCTTGGTCGATCTGTGCCTGGATCAGCGTTTCGACGGTGTCGGGCGTGAGGCCGAGCGTGTCGAGGTAGGCGTTCATATCGTCCTCGGCGACGCCTGCGGCCTGCCCGGCCTTGATGAGCTCGGCCCGGGTGGTGGCGATCGTGAAGGCGGCCTTGTCGTTGTCGCCGGCGGCTGCGAACGCTTCGGCGAGGGCGAGGGCGTCGTTCACGGCACCGGAGAGGGCGTCGCGGTTGGCGCGCCCTGCGGCGGTGTCGGTGCCGATGCCGCCCCACATGTTCTCGCGGAGGGTGTCGTCGAGCTCGTCGAGGGCGCCGCCATAGGCGGTGGTGGCGTCGAAGACGGACAACTGCACGCCGAGCAGTTGGTCGACGAGGGTCTTGTACGCCTTGAGCTTGTCGGTGGCGTTGGAAGTCTCGTCGGCGAAGGTGGCGAACGCACCGGCGAGCGCGTCGGTGACGGGGGTCCCGTTCTCGGCGGCGGCCGAGGCTTCGGCGATGGCGCCGGCCATCTCCTCGACCGACTGGGTGTCGGGGTCGAGGTCGAGCTTGATGGCCCAGCTTTCGACCGTGCGCCAGTCCATGTCGCCGAGTAGGTCTCCGCCGTTGATCTCGGTGGCGACGTCCTTGTAGGTGCCCTTGAGCCGCTCATAGGCCTGGCCGAGCAGTTCGGCGGCGGCCTTGGCGTTGTTGCTGGCGACCGCCGTGTCGAGGATCTGGTTCTCTAGCGGCGTGAGCAGTTCGACCGCGCCGCCGATCGTCTTCTTCCAGTCGCCGGTTGCGCCGTCGGCTTCGTTGGCGGCGAAGGCGGCCCGCTCGACGGCGACGGCGTACTTGTTGATGTCCTCGGTGCGGCGGTCGTCGTAGTTCTTCGGCTTGAGCGAGTCGATGAGCTTGTCGGCCTGCGCGTTGGCGTTGGCGAGCCCACGGGTGATGGTGATGGCGCCGACGGCGAGTAGTGCGAGGGGCCCGACCGCGCCCGACAGCGACGAGGCGATCCCGGCGACGGACGACTTGAGCACGCCCATGGAAGCGGTGAGGGTGCTGACGCCCTGGGTTGCGGCGAGGGAGCCGATCGCCCCGGTCAGGTAGGTGACGGTGCCGGTCACCCCGGCGATGGCGGTCGACAGGGTCGTCCACACGGCGACGCCGATCAGTGCCGCCCGGTAGGCGACCCAGGCGGTGGCGGCGGCGGTGACGAGGCCGGAGTGGTCGGCGAGGAACCCGGTGACGAGCTCGAGCGCCCCGGCCACTGCCCGGATGCCGCCGACGATCGCAGCGGCGCCCAGCCCGGCCAGCACGGTGGCGACAGGCTTGCCGTAGTCGATGAGGTCGCCCAGGATCTCGGCCACGTTGACCCCGGCGTCGTACAGGTCGTCCCACGAGTCGGCGAGGGACCGGCCGAACCGGGCGGCGGGCTCCATGAAGTCGGCGATGTCCTGCCCGTCGATCTGCGCCAGGGCGTCGACGAGCGAGGTCGCACCCTGCACCAGCGAACGGAGCACGTCGGTGAACAGTGACCCGCTCGTGATGAGCAAGGTTTCGAACGAGCCCGACAGCTTCTCGATGTCGCCGGCGAGGTTGTCGAGGCGGATCTCGGCGATCTCCGCGGCGCTGATCGACCCGAGGGCGGTGCCGAGCTTGTCGAACCCGGCCGCGCCCTCGTCCGCGATGATGGCGGCGGCGCGGATGGCGTCGGAGCCGAACAGGGTGTTGAGGGTGGCGAGCTTCTGCTCACGGGTCTGGCCGGCGAGCGCGGTGGCGAGCACGTCGGAGATGTCGGCCATGTCCTTGGCGTTGCCGGCGGCGTCGAAGAACTTGTTGCCGGTCTCCTCGGTGATGATGCCGAGGCGCTCCATCATCGAGGTCGACTTGGCGGTCGACGGCTCCAGGCGCATGAGGAACGTCTTGATGGACGTGCCGGCGTCGCTGCCCTTGATGCCGGCGTTGCCCATGGCGGTGATGGCGAGCGCGAGGTCCTCGAAGTCGAGGCCGACGAGGTTGGCGACGGCGCCCGACTGCTGGAGCGACATCGCGAAGTCGGCGACGTCGATGGCCGAGGCGTTGGCGGCACCGGCGACGAGGTCGGCGATCTTGGGCATGTCCTCGGCCGACAGCGCGAAGACGTTCATGGCGTTGGCGGCGATCTCGGCGGCCGTGGTCAGTTCGACGCCACCGGCGGCGGCGAGGGCGACCGTGGCGTCGGCGGCCCCGTTGAGCACGTCCTCGACGGAGAGCCCGGCCTTGACGAGTTCCTCCATGGCCGAGGCGGATTCGGACGCGGAGAACGCGGTGTCGGCGCCCAACTGGAGCGCCTTGTCGCGCAGGAGGTCCATCTCGCCGGCGGTGGCGTTCGACACGGCCTGCACGGCGGAGAGGCGGGCCTCGAACTTGGCGGTGGTCGACACGGCGGCGACGAACCCCGCCGCGAGCAGGGCGCCGCCGACGGCGAACCCCTTGCTCATGGTCGTCCACTTGGAGGCGCTCGACTTGGTGGAGCGGTCGACCTCGTTGCCGAACGCCTTGGTCTGCGCCGATGCCTGGCCGAGCGTCGCCGCGTAGGCGGAGCCGTCCGCACGCAAGGCGACGGAGATGGTGCGCCACGGCGTCGACATGGCTGTCAGGGTCCGCTAACGGGGGTCGGCGCAGGGGATGCAGGACGGAACGCGAGGTGCATGCCGTCGCCCAGGTCGTTGCCTCGGATCCGCCGGGCGCGGGCGAGCGCATCGCAGCCCGGGCACCAGTGATCGGTGACGTGCATCGGGGGCGGCATGATCTCCACCGCGTTACCCTCGGCGTCGACGGTCATCCAGTCGGCCTTCACGGTGCCGCACGAACCGCACTGGGCGTTCTGCTTGTTCTGCCATGCGAGGGCGGCGGCGCGGGAAACGGCGGGCCACTCGAGGAAGTCCTCGTAGAGAATCCCGCGGGGGGCGCAGTAGTCCATGGTGAGCGCGAACTCAGGGTCGCGCCTCAGCCTTTTCCCAGGTCGCCGACGAGGGCCGGCACCTGATCCACGGCCATGGCGATGCGCAGGATCGACGCCTTGTCGTCCTGGCTCCACCGGGACATCCACAGTTCGGACGCCTGCTCCACTGACAGGCCCTCGATGGGGTTGTCGGGGTCGTCGGAGAACTCGATGCGGGTGACCGCTTCGGCGAGCAGTGCGGGCGGGAACTTGTCCTCGTCGAACTGCGGGTCGTGGTCGGGGTTGCCGCCGTTGAGCCGCCGGGCGGTCGCCACCTGTTGCTGCGTGGGGCGGTGCTCGGCGAGCAGTTCCTCGACGCGCCGGGGGCCGATGCCGCGGGCGTGCACGGTGAACGTCACGAGGTTGGCCTTGATGTCGGCGAGGGCCTGCTCGGCGGCCTCGGCCTCGGCGGTCGCGGCCCCGTCGGTGGGGGTCCGGTCGGCGCGGGTGCGGGCCTTGCGGGCGGCCACCGTCGCCATGAGGAGCTTCGCGGCGTCGTTCGGGTCGAGCGCGAGGGTGACCTTGTCGGTCATCTGCGGGCGCTGGCGGAGTCGGTCGAAGTTGTCGGCCATCGGGGTTCCCTTCGGGGTGTTCGGGGTGCACGGGGTACGTCCCCCGCCCGCCACCCCGAACGGGCAGGCGGGGGACGGAGGGGCGGGCCGGGCGGCGGCAGCAGCGACACCGCCCGGCCCGAGGGGGGACTAGCTCGCGACGATCACCTTGTTGATCGAGAACGAGGCGTAGTGGGTGAAGCCGACCGTGTAGCGGGCGGCCTGGCCGCCGGGGTCACCCGACGGGTTCACGCTGGCGAGCGTGGACGGGAACACGTCGACGAGCTCGCCGGGCCCGGCGAGACCGCCGAGCACCTTGACGACGAAGCCCTCGACGTTGATGTCGGCGATGAGCTCGTCCATGAGGTCCGAGCCGGTGTCGGCGGCCTCGCTGGCCCGGTAGAGGACCATGCTGCCGTTCTCGGTGGTGGGCAGGCCGGGGACGCTGGTCGACTGCGTGTCGCAGAGCGAGGTGGCGTCGACCTCGGACGGGGTCACGGCGAAGCCGCTCACCCCGTCGGGGACCATGTAGCAGGCCAGCTCGGTGCCGGCGGCGATCTGGGCCATCGTGGGGGCGTCGGGGTTGGTGATGCCGGTCGGGGAGCCGATCCAGTACCACTTCGTGACGCCCTGAGGGTTGTACTTGTTTGCCATGGGGTCGGTTCTCCGGGTGTGCGCGACGGGAGGGGGTGCGTCGCATGGTCCGACCGGTGGGGCACCCGTTCACGGATGCAGGCGGGCGGGTCTACTCGGAGACGAGGAGCGCCCAGTCGTCGGTGGCGTTGGCGACGGGGCCTTCGACGATGACGGGGCCGCGGCCGAGGTGGGTGCGGCCGGTGACCGCCCAGCCGCTGCCGGTGATGGCGGTGGTGCGCAGCCGGTCGACCAGTTCGTCGAGTAGGTGGGTGGCGCCCTGGCGCGCCGCGGTGATCGTCGTGTTCTTGGCGACGGCGCGCACGCGGACCATGACGGTGATGGCGTCGCCGGGCTCACCCAACGAGCCGGCGTCGATGCACCCCGGCGGCGTCTCCAGCACGCCGTAGAGCGCCGGGGCCGGGTTGGGGGCGGTGTGGTCGCCGACGGGCAGGGCGTCGCCGCCGGTGCCACGCAGGGCGGCGAGGATGGCGTCGGTGACGTCGTTGGCGGGGATCATCGCATGCCCTTCGTCGGGAAGCTCACGGCCTGCACGGCGGCGGCGAACGCTGGGGCGGTCTCGTCGAACGCCGGGCCGAAGTGGGGGTACGCCTGTTGGTCGTAGTGGCGGCCGAGGGAGTCGACGCCGTGGAACCCGAACTCGAGCCGCGGGCCCTGCACCTTGTTGGTGCCGACGTTGGCGACGGTGCTGGCACCGGTGCGCGCCACGTCGAGCACGATGGAGCGGTTGTAGTCGCCGGTCAGCAGGCGCGGGCCCTGCGGCGACGAGGCGGGGCGCACGGCCGAGCGCGGCTGGTTGGCGTTGCGCTTGACGCGGGAGTGCAGGAGATGCCCGTGGTGGCGGACGACGGCCGAGACCTTGGCGGTGGTGGTGGCGGCGAGCTTGAGCCAGTCGACGGCGACCTGTTCGGGGGTGCTCATATCGGCACGTCCTCGCTGTCGGCGAGGCTCACGACGGCGAGGCGCCGGAGCACCTCGGTAGTGCGGTGCTGGACGCTGCGCACGGTGTAGGTGTTGCCGTCGACGGTGAGCAGGTCGCCGACGGCGATGTCGTCGACGTCGCCCGCCGTGGTGTTGCCCCGCTTGGACACGGCGGGGATGCGTGCGATGCGGGTGGCGATGAGGCGGTCGTCGCCTGCGCTGTCGGTGCGGTCGGTGGCGCCGGCGGGGCCGAGCGAGCAGACACCGGCCCACACGGTGGTGGGGGTGGCGGTGGTGAACGTGTAGGTCGTGTCGTCGTAGGTGTCGACGCCCGGGCGGGTGACGGTGCCGGTGTCGCCGAGGGAGGCTTCGGCGGCGCGCCGGGCGGCGGCCATGGTGGGCGAGGTGGGGAGCGTCACGGTCACGGCCCTTCGAGCAGTTCGGCGATGACTTCGAGGGCGACGGCGTAGGGGTCGGTGGCGAACGTGTCGAGGCGGGCGTCGATGGCTTCGCGGATGGCGAGGGGGTCGAGGCCGCGCACGAAGTCGGCGGCGGCAAGCGAGGCACGTGGGGCCATGGTCTCGCTCGCCGGGGTGAAGCTGGTGTCGACGACGACCTGCACCCATCCGCCGGGCACGGGGAACGCGGCCTCGGATCGGCCGGGGACGGGCGGGGCAGGGTCGGCCATGCGTTCACCCCACCCGCGGGGAGCGCGGCTGGCGGGATGCACGGGCGAGATTTGTTCGGGTTCGTGGTTGACAGGTTGTCGCCTTTCGTGGTTAGGTGACGGCATGACCATCACCACTGACCCCACCCCCTTCGAGACCATCGTCGACCTGTTCGACAGCGACGCCCCCGGGTGCCGCTGTGAGGCCCTGCGCCTCGCCCGTGACACCGGCCACCACCTGGAGCTGCGTGCCCTTCTCGCCGCACGACGCGATGCCGACCGTCGCGAGCAGGCGGTCCGCGACGAGATCCGCACCTTCGAGGCTCGCCAGCAGCTCTCGACCCCGTGGCTCGAGGACATGGCCGACGACGCCACCAACCCTCAGGCTCGGCAGGCCCGGATCCTGCTCATGCTCCCGACGATCGACCAGCGCCAAGCGGCCCGTAGCGGGGCACACCGCTACATGAACGCCACGCCCGACGCCGGCCGGTTCTCCGATGCGCTCCTGTCCGTGGCTCACTCCATGCTCGCTGGGTACCCGGCATGAACCCCTCGCCGGAGTACCAGCGCCAGCGGCGGGCCAGGCTCGCCCCGGAGGCCGGGAGGGAGCCCGGCAAGGTCGGGCGCCCCGCCACCCACCCGTGCGGCACGAACGCGGCCTACAAGCGCCACCAGCGCCACGGAGAGCCGCCCCGTGCGGCGTGCCGGGCGGCGTGGGCCGAGTACCAGCGGGAGATGTACCAGCGACGGAAGGGGGCGAAATGAGCGACGAGGCCGAAGTGCCTGACTTTGTAGACGGCGTCGAGTCTGCCATGGTGGCATCCATGGAGAAGTGGATGAAGGGGCCGCCGACGGCCATACTCACACCTCGTGAAATGGCGGTGGTGGCGATGCGCACCGGCATGACGGGTGAAGGTTGCATGTCGTGGGTGGCGATCGCTCACAAGCTTGGCGTTAGTCGCTCCCGCGCTGGCCAGATATACCAGAGGGGTGAAGCGAAGATGAGGGCGGCTGTGAGCCCAACCCTCGACATGGCGAAGCAACTGGGCAGGTCGGAACCGCTCGGCCCCCGCACCTAGCCCCGCGCCGACCTCGGCACCCGCGCCGCACGCCCGCCCCGAGCGTTGCCCGACAGCGTGACGGGCGCGGCCTTCGCCCGGGCTTCCTCCTCGGCGGCGGCGAGCGCCTGCCCTTCGCCGCCGGTGCGCTTCGCCCGGTCCGCGGCCGACTGGCTCACGATGTCGGGGCGGCCGGAGAACGACCGGGCGCAACGCGGGTGGCTGAGGCTGTTCTCGATGGCGTCGCCGATGGGGCGCACCGTGCCGTTCGCCTTGTCGGGGTCGTCGTGCGACGTCCACCCACACGAGGGCCCGTCGAACACCTCCACCCACTCGATGCCGTCCTGGCCCAACTGCGTGAACGTGCCGTCGTTGTAGGCGGTCGCCGACACGGTGCGCGCCATGGTGTCCGCGTAGTCGGCGATCGTGTGGACGGCGCCGTTGCGGTAGGTGACGGAGCCGATGCCTTGGTCGGCGGCCCAGCGCGCCAGGTCCCGGCCAGACTGCGCCGCGGTGCGCCCCTCGAGCACGATGTCGCGCGCCGAGGCACGGGCGAGTTCACGGATCGCCCGCCGCCCGTTCGTGTCCATGTCGCGCAGGTGTGCGGCGACGTCGTCCCACGTGCGCGTGGCGAGGCTCTGAGCGGCCTCGCGGTGCGGCATGGACCACACGAAGGCGGCACCGTCCGCGACGGCCCCAGCGGCGCCCAGGGCGTGCACCTGGGGCAGCGTGGTCGACAGCCATGCCCGGGTGCCGGTGCGGAGCTCGTTCGCGACGTCGGTGTTGGCGGCGATCAGCCGGCGCAGGCGGGCAGACTCCCGCCACCGGCGGTCATCGGCGAGGGCTTCGCCGAGCTTGACCATGAGCGAGTCGTGCGCCTCACGGTAGAGGCGGATCAACGACTCGGCGGCGTCGGTGACCTCGGCGGGCTGGGGCACGGGTCAACGCCCGATGGACGGACCCGAGATGCCCACGGAGGTGACCACGGGGAGGGCGTCGTCGTCCTCGCCGGTGAGCCGCTCGAGCCGGGCGATCGACTCGTCGAGGGCCTTGATGTTGGCGGTCGTGTCCTGGCTGTAGTCGCCGGCGACCGCCCAGCGGGCAGCGGCGGCCACCATGTCGGCGCGGCGGGCCCGCAGGATGGCGAGCGCCGCGCGCTCGGCGGTGCCGTGGACGGAGACCGCCGAGCGGGCGTCGTTGTCGCACGGCTCGGAGCCGACCCACTCGCGGACGATGGCAAGATCAGACGGCATCGGTGGTCGGCTCCTCGGCCTTGGCGATCGCGGCTAGTAGGCGCTTCGTGGACCAGCGGCGGTCCACGTCGAGGCCGAGGGCTTCGGCGTGGGCCAGCACCTCGTAGCGTTGGACCTCGACGACGGGCGGGTCGGTCTCGTCGGTGCCGGGCGGGCACGGGTACCAGGCGTCGTCGGGGACCTTGTCCCAGTACCGCTCGGGCAGGCGGTCGGCGTTGCCGTAGTCGGGGCCGTAGTAGCGGCCCTCACACCACACGTTCTTGACGAGCGTCGCCATCGTGGCTCCTACATGGGTTCGGGGTGTTCGTGGCGGGGGTCGGATTCGAACCGACGACCTGGTGCGTATGAGACACCCGAGCTTCCAACTGCTCTACCCCGTCGCACCGGTGCCTGGTGACCGGCCAGGGATCGGGCCGATCACCAGGCGGTGACGTCACGTCACGCTCAGTCGACGACCTGGCAGGAAGCGGTGAGGTCGGGGTTGCCGAGGATGGGCAGCATGATCGCCGCCACGTGGACCCAGGCGTTGATCGGGTCGCGGGTCTTCCACGAACCGGCGACGATGCCGGCCTGCGAGCCGAGGCTCGAGTACTCCGGCTCGAAGCTCTCCAGGGTGAGGCCGTACAGGGTCTCACCGAGCAGGGCGTCGCGGCGCACCACGATGACCTGGTTGGAGTCGATGGGCGGGGCCGAGGCCATCCCGAGGGGGGCCTCGTACTTCTCCATCGTGTAGCCGCGGCGGGTGAGCAGGTTGGCGGCGTCGACGTCGTCGATGCTGCCGACCGGCAGGTCGGCCACGGCCATGCGCAGTGCGGAGGACTTCACCTGGTCGGTGTTGACGAACGCCGTGTAGGCGTCCTCACCGAAGATGACGTGGTTGCCCTTGAGGCCGCCATGGGTCTTGGTCAGACCGGCGAGGGTCTCGATGTTGTCGAGCGGCACCGAGTCGTCGGTGTCGGTCCACTTGGCGGTGCCGGCGAGGGCGGTCACGGTGAGCGCCGCGTTGCGACCGGAGTCGTAGGTGCTCACGAACCCGTTCTCGGCGATGATGACCTTGCCGGAGGTCAGGAGCTCGCCCCGGGCCTGCTCGGCGCGGGCGGCGATGCTGCGGGCCTCCTGGATCGCATCCTTGCGGGCCTGGTCGGCGACCTCGGAATCCGAGGCGTTGCGAAGCCGAAGCTGCGCGTACTCCGACAGCGGGATCTTGCGGCCGAGGGCCGGGATCTCGCCGGTGATGCGCTGGAGCCCACCGCGGCGCCCGATGGGCGTCTCGGCGTCGTAGGCGCGGAAGGGGGTCGGGTCGACGAAGAAGTCGTCGGCCTTGTTGTAGCCGTAGCGGATGTCCGCGGTCTCCCGGGAGGGGAGGAACCGGGACAGGGTGGCGACCTCGGTGTCGAAGTCGTTGGCGGCGATCCGGGCAAGCTCGGTCAGCTCGACCGGGTCGACGATGGTGGTGATCTCGCTCATGTTGGTCAGGCCTCCGAAGCGACGGTGTCGCAGATGTAGCGGCCATCGACGAGGCCGTCAGGCACGGGCAGGTAGGCGGCGGCGACCTTGGCGTCGGTGAGGATCGCGGCGGGGAGGTCGTTGGAGCCGTTGACGGGCACGTCGTGGAACAGGAACCCGTCGAGGCCACGCACACCGCCGGTGACGGTGGCGATGGTGACGGAGCCGGTGCCACCCGTGGGGGTGGAGGTGAGGGCGGCGACGTTGGTGCCAGCCAGGTCACCCGTGAAGGTGATGCGGTAGACGGAACCGGCGGTGCCGGTGACCTCGACGTCGTTGGCGCCGATGTTGGACAGGGCCTTGAGGGCGGCCTCGACCTCGGCCGGGGTGGCGGCGTCGTCGAGGCTGGACGTGGTCTGGCCCGAGTAGGTCAGGGTGAAGCTCGTCAGACCGGATCCACCGATGGTGGCGGTCTGGACCTCGTTGGCGGTGCCGGGGGCGCCGCCAGCGAACGGCCCGTAGAGGCCGGTCGTGGTCGAGTAGGTGAGGCTGAGCCCGGACGGGAAGTAGCCGTCGGGGAAGTGGGTGCCCTCGGTGAAGGCCGAGTAGTCGAGCGTGCCGGTGATGGGGTGCTCGGTGCCTCGGGCGCTGGCGAGCCAGCGGTAGTCACCGCCTCCGTAAGAGGTGGTGGTGGTGGCGATGCTCATGGCGGTTGCGTCTCCTGGTTAGGCGGCGGGCTTGCGGGGGGTGATGCGCTCGAAGGCGGCCTGGGCACGTTCCTTCGGGCTGGTGCCGCCGCCGGTGCCCGTGGGAGGGGCGGCGGGGCGAAGGTGCGGGGCCGGGGGCGGCGGGGTGCCGTCGGTGGCGGGGGTGAACAGGGCGGGGAGCCGGGCGGCCAGGGCGGTGACCTCGCCGGCGATGTCGTCGGCGTCGGTGTCGATGAGGCGGAGGGCGTCGTCGATGACGGCGGCCTGCACCCCGGCGGCGACCAGTGCGGTCGTGGCGGTGGCCCGAGCGGTGACGGCGGCGACCTGGGCCTCGGCCTGTGCGGCCTTGGCTTCGGCCTCGGCCTGTGCCTTGCGGGCACGGTCGAGCTCGGTGGCGTTGGCTTCCTCGTCGGCCTTGGCCTTGGCGATGATCGCCTTGGCTTCGTCGACGGTGACGCCGAGCGATGCGGCGATCTCGGTGTGCGATGCCTGCCGGGCCTTGCGCTCGGCTTCCTTCGCGGCCTTGGTCGCGGCGGCGGTCACCTGTTCCTGTGTGAACGTGGTGGCGGTGCCGTCGGGGTCGGTGTCGCTCATGTCCTGTTCTCCTCCCACGTGCGGTGTGGGTGTCCGTCCCGCTTGCGGCCGCGGGTTGCCGTCCCCACCAGGAGTGGCGGGGTTGCGGGCAAGGGGGCGCGGTGCGACGTGGACCGGGTCGGATGCAGGGCGGGCGCGTGCTACTCGTATTCGACGCCCATGGCGTCCACCGCGTTCACCATGTGCTGCAAGCCCTCCTCCAGCAGTCCGCGCACGGCGTAGTGCGGGGCCGAGGCGATGCACGAGGTGGCCGACTCGCCGGTCGGGTAGATCCACCCGACGATCGTGACGCTGTGCGCCATGACGGCCCCCTCGCCGGGGACCCAGTCGGTGCCGTCGAGCACCTCGGCGATGGCGTCGTGGACCTGGCGCTTGACCGCTTCGTCGGCGGCCCGCTCGTCGTCGTCGCTCACGAGGTCACCAGCTTTCGGATCGCGGCCTGTAGGTCGGCGATGGTCCCGTCGTTGCACACGGTGGCGTCCGGCTCGAGCCCGTCGAGGGCGGTCTCGGACGGGTGGGCGGCCTGCTCGCCCGTCAGGTGCTCGCGGCGCACGATGCGCACGATGATCCCGGCGCGGGCCCGGATGGCTTCGGCCTCGTTCGGGAAGCGCACGTCGGGGAACACGGTGGGCACGTCGGCGCGCGACATGGCGGCGGCCACCCACAGACCGTCGCCGAGGTGGTCACGGACGCCGTCGGAGCCGAGGCGTTGGAGGAAGCGCCGCACGTCGGGGTACTGCTTGGCCTTCTCCCAGCCGAGCGCGTCGACGACGGCGGAGAGGCGGAGGAACGAGTGCCCGCGGTTGCCGTTGATCTCGACGTAGGGGTCGACGGCGCAGGCCATGTCGCGCAGCGGGTCGGCGAACGCGACGCGCTGCCAGCCCATGTGCACGAGCGTCGCGGCGGCGGTGTCCTTCCCGGCGCGGGCCTTGCCGACGAGACCGACGTGGCCGAAGTCCCACGCGGGGCCGGCGCTCACAGGTCGCCCCGTTCCACGGGCTTGTAGACCACGGCGTTCGTGCGGTTGCCCTCGGCCTGGACGATGACGCCGAGGTCGACGAGGTCGAGCAGGTGGGTCCACACGATCTCGGCCTTGATGTGGATACGGCGGATGGCGAGGGCGTCGCTGATCTCTTTCGAGGTGGCGCCGTTGCCATGGCTGAGCCAGTGCAGGGCGATTACCTCGTTGTAGACGTGGGCGGCGTCGACGGCCGGGTCGGGGGCGATCACCGCCGCCAGCCCTCGGCCTTGGCGTCGGCCACGAAGATCGGGGCCTGCATGGTCACGCCACGTTCGGGCGTCGTGAGCCACATCGCCTGTTGCGGGGGCTCGAAGCTGAAACCCTCGATGCTGGCGTACTCGTCATAGCCCTTGGACGACCCGTTGACGATCACGTTCCCGAGCCACGACAGGCGGTGCCAGTGGCCTATCACCAGGTGGTCATACGGGCGGTCGGTGTCCTGGGCGACGCTGCGGACCTTCTGATCGCGGCGCATCGCCGGGCCCAGCACCCCCATCCAGCCGGAGCCACCGCGTGCGCTGTCGCCGTGCTCCAAGCGGAACGTGGTCCCGTAGACGGGAACGAGGGTGTTGGCGCCGTCGGGGATGTCGAAGGTCACCCGGTCGTCAGTGCGGAACTCGCGGGCCACCATCTGGCCGATGAGCCAGTCGAAGTTGTCCTGCGCCCGCCCCTTGGCCCGGGGCTTGCGGGTGCGGCGCCCGTGGTTGCCGACCACGACGGGGACGTGCACCTTGCCGAACTCGTCCGCCAACTGCCCGATGCCCGCCGCGATCAGTTCCGAGTAGTACAGGACCGTGTTCAGCGTCGAGGTGGCGTTGGTCTCTTTCAGCTCCTCGTGGATGTCGCCTGACACGAGGTCACCGCCGAGCATGCACACGGCGCCATCGAAGGTGACGCCGGCCATGTAGTCGCGGCTGACGGTGCACACCTGGTCGAAGTAGCGGCGCAGGCGCAGCGTGGCGATGTCGCGGTCGTACGCGTTGACGCCACCGATCTCGTCGGGGTTGACCACCTCGTCGAAGTGGGAGTCGGACAGGATCGTGCACACCGTCGCGTGGTGGGCGCTCGGTGCCTTCTGGGGGGTGAGCCACTTCGGCGGGCGTGGGTCCAGGTCGGTGATCGACTGGATGAGGTCACGTTGGGCGATGAGGTCGGCCACCTCGCCGCGTGACGCCTTGAGCGCGTGGCGGGCGGCGTCGCGGTCGCGGCGCACCTCGGCCAGAGCGGTCTCAAGCCGCGAGGTCGCGGGGTCGTCGGGGGTGTCTGCTAGGGCGCCCATCACGTCCACCGGCGCCCGGCGCGCTGGCATCGCACGCACTGGCCGCGGCGGTGGCGGGCGACCACCTGGTAGTTGATGTCGCAGCCGGCGGCCTCGGTGAGCCGTTCGGCGACCCACGTGTCGGTGGCGTCGGGGTTGGCGAGCCATCCGGCGAGCGTGGCCCGGTCGTCGTCGTCGAGGACGGGCACGAGCCCGGCGAAGGCGCACTCGTAGCCGGCGGCCCGCTGCGGGGGCGGGGGCACCTCGGAGAGCTTCACGGGCGGTGGTCTTCCTGTCGGGGCCAGGGGCTACGCCACACGTGGGCGATGACGAAGGCCGCGGCCACGTCGGCGATGCGGTTGACGATCACCTTCACGGCCGAGCGCATGAGCAACGTCACCGCGGGTGACGTGATCGCCACGGGATGCACGCCGTCAGATTCTTTCGCTTTCGTGGTTGACAGGTTGTCGGGATCGTGGTTAGATAACTGCATGACCTCCACCACCACCGCCCCCGCCGCCATCTACACCCTCGATGACGAGATCCGCTACTGGGAGGCGGCGATGGCCTCAGCCCCCGCCAGCGAACTCCGCCAGCGGGACGCCGCCCTCAACACCCTGCGCAAGATCGCCGAGATGGACGAGGACGCGATCCGCCCAAACCTGTGGTGAGCCACCCCACCCACCCCAGCGCCCCGGCCACCCGCCGGGGCGCTTTCGCGTGTCACCCCCGGGGGTCGGCGCAGGGCTCCCACACGGCGTGTAGGCGGGCGGCGTGGCGCGCCGTCAGATTCTTTCGCTTTCGTGGTTGACAGGGTATCGGGATCGTGGTTAGATAACTGCATGACCTCCACCACCAAGCACATCGCCACCAACAACAACTTCCCCTACCGGGTCGACATCGAGGGGCGGACCTACCGGGCCCGCACCCTGCGCAGCGCCAAGGCTTCGGTCGGGCGCCACATCGCCCCCGGCAAGACCGCCCTCATCACCTACTGGGGCACCCCCGTCCTCCAGGCGATCGGCACCGGCCTCGGGTGGCGGGAGGCATGACACTCGACGCCGAGTACCAGCGCAAGCGCCGGGCCCGGCTCGCCGTAGAGGCCGGGAGGGAGCCCGGCAAGGTCGGGCGCACCGCCACCCAGCCGTGCGGCACGAACGCGGCCTACAAGCGCCACCAGCGCCACGGAGAGCCGCCCTGTGCGGCGTGCCGGGCGGCGTGGGCCGAGTACCAGCGGGCGATGTACCAGCGACGGAAGGGGCGTGGCGGGTCCTCGTGAACTTCTTTCGGGTTTGTGGTTGACAGGCTTTCGCCTTTCGGGGTTAGATCAGCTCATGGAAACGACCACCTACCACATCGAATTCACCACCAACATCACCACCCACACCCCCGGCGACACCACGGTCCAGGTGGTCGGCCGCTACAAGGACGGCACG